ACAGTAAAATATTTACTATCTCCAGTTCTTTGTATGTCTTCACTTAGATACATCATAACAATTTCTAACTTATCAGGTGTGAATTGATCTTTTGCAATTAAACTATCTACTATATTATCAATATCAGTATGTAGATATCTCATGTTTTTACCTAAATAACTTACAAGAGACTTAAAATTAACATGGTTCTTACTATGAATATCCATAATTTTACCTGCATAATAATTAAATAATAACTCAAGATAAACCAAACTCTCAGTATACTTAGAATTTGCCATGATTTCCATAGCTAGTACATGATTATCTCTATCTGAACTTTTAAACATCTCAGATAAATGCTCAAACATACCTTTATCAATTACTGTAGCCTCTTCACCATTTAGAATATCAATGACACTAGACTCATCATAAATTTTAAGAGCTTGCAAATTTACAAATTCTTCTTTGTAATCATCATTAATGGTTAAGATTCTTTGACTATACCTTGAACAAGTTGTATTATCCATAGCTCCATGAATATTGTTCTGGATAGTCCAATTTACTGCAACAAACTCATTATCATAAAACTCAAGAGCTGTATCAAGTTTAGCTTTAGTATGACCATCTAGTCTATGTTCAATAAGTTCTCTAAACTCCTTAAACTCAGTAGTTGGAAGTTTATAAGACCATTTAGTATCAGTCATATAATGTGCACTCTTAGAACAACCAAAGAATACATTAGCTTGTGCAATGTCTCTTACAGTTTTAATACCATATTCTACAGATACATTCTTAAACTTTACTCTTGGAACACTAACTTCAGGTAAGAAATAAATCTTATCTCCTTTTTGTGGTATATACGGTTCTTTAACAATATTTAACAAATCTTTGGCATCTTCAACAAATTCTCCAAACCAAGACTCAACATTAAAGTTTACTTCCTTGGTATCAGTAGAAGACCAATGTGATTCTAAATCACAGTCAAAATATAATATATTTTTCATTTTTTAATAGTTTAAAAAGGGGAGTATTATCTCCCCTTATGTTTGAATTTGATTAGTTAAATGAATAGAATAAAAGGGAAAAATGCTTTATGTCAGATTTACTTGACAGCCATTTTCACCACGCTATTATTCATCATTAGCTTGGAAAATTTAACTTTGTTTCCATTAACAATCTCTTTAATCATGAAATATCTCAAGTCATCTGTAAATGCTTTACAATCCGTTGTAAGTTTAACCAAACGGTTGATCATTGGATCATTAACTGGTTTATTTGCTGCATGCACTAAAGAATAATTAATTACTCTTGTTGCAATTACACTAGACAAATCTGCACGGAAATCATTATCTTGACCTACTGCATTTGTCAAAGCATTCATAACATACTGCTCATCTTTAGTCATGATATCTTCCGGAGAAATAATTCTATCTAGTTTATTATTAATAAACATAGTAAAGAGAGAACTAAAGTCTACACCAACAGAACCTTCACCTATCATTTGAATAATAGGTAAGTTATCCTCAAACTTAGGAATAGAACTGATACCATTAAAGAATGTAGTGATAGATCTTGGGTTAATTCTTTGAGTCACAAGTTCTGGATTCATCAACATAAAATTGATACATCTACCATCAATCTTAGCAGTCTCTGCCCACTTAGCCCATACATTTACATCATACTTTAACTCAACAGAGATAAATCTAGTCTTCTGAGCTACATCTAGACTAGTAACATTATAGTCACCATTGTCTGGATTAGTAGTCAAAATAACATGCCAGTTCTTAGGTAGCTTCCAAGAAACATATTCTTGTCTATCTAAAATCTCCATGGTTGCTTGCATGAATCTGTGGTCAGCACGAGTATAGTCATCCAATACTAGGAAACCACCCTCACCTTTACCTTGAATCCACTCAGGAGACGCATGTGACATTCTTTTACCAATAACTTTGTATCCTTTTGCAGTAGCTGTATTTATCTGAGCTTCATTAATCCATGTTGTTTTACCATCAGCATTCTGGATCTCAAATTCTTTAACAGGAAAACCAACTAGGTCACCTAATTCTTCTAACTGAGATAGATTAAGTTTTACAACTTGCATATTCATCTCTTTACCCAACTGCATAATAGCAGAAGTTTTACCAAGACCGGCATCACCTTCAATATTAATTGCTACAGGTACTTTACCTTCAGCTTGGATATGCTGGTTATTATTAACCATGTGTTTAATAAAATCTTTTAATTCTTCTACGTTCAATTGTACTTGACTCATACTTTTCTTTTTTATAGTTCTAATTTAATCACTTTGCCTGGCAGATCATTATTCATTTCTGATCTCTCTGATATAACCCAAAGGACATTTCCTTTTGGTTTTACTCTTGTATTACATTCTCCATCAGTAAAATATACTAGGCTTGTATAATTTTTACTATTATCATTATAATATTCTAGGACAGGATCAAATTCAGTTCCTCCTCTACCGTGTACTTTAAGATCATTCTTCCCCTTATAGGGTTCAATACTATGGATCCTTGTATCACACTGAATTATAGTAATATCAACTCCTGCTTTATAGATATGATGAATCTCATTCATAAACTCAATGAGCTCTTCATTACTTACAGAACCTGAAGTATCAATAGCTAGTAACATGTGTTGTTTCATCTTGATTTTAAGACCCGGGTTGTCAGAGAATCTTCTATTCTCTTTTCTCCTAATCTTTTTAGTAAAGACTTTAGTACTAATTCCAGTAAATCTTCTGATGTATCCTCTCCAGTCAAACTTAGGTGCAACTATTTCATCAATTACAATGACTCCCTCAATTTCTCCGGGAACTGTTCCTCTTTTCTTAACTGTCTGTTCTTTTGCATCTGAGAGTATTTTCTGTACTTGTTTCTCAATAAGCTTTTGTTCAGCTTCACTAAGATTCTCAAACTCATCCCATGTACTATGGTCAGGCAAATTATCACCGTCACCAGAATCCATTTGGTCACAAAGATCATCAAAGTTCTGAGAGCCACTTGTGCCCTTTTGGTCTTTGTCATCTTTAGCTTCTTTGAGTTTGTCATAGTAATATCTAGCACCTGCTTTTCTATCAAGGTTAAGTTCTTCATAGTCATCAATCATAATACCCCTAGAAGGTAATTTCTCACTAATAGCAAGAAGCTCTTCTGCAGTAGCATTATTTTCTTTGGCTAACTCCATCTCAGCTTTAACAGCTTCTTTAAGTTGCTTGAATTCATCAGAACTTAAATCACCACCTGGAAGCCAAGAGCTCTCAATATACTGATTAATTTCCATATCCATAGCAACATTAGCTAACTTTCTATCACTAAACTTAAATACAGTTGTAAGATGACCAAAAGCAATATGCAATAATTCATGCTTAAGTAAACCTAATCTATTAAGGTCACTTAACTTTTCCCAGAAATCAGGATTAACTACCAACTGATAATTAATACCATTTTTTCCTACACCTGCTGTAGGTACTTTATTGCTCCACAACTTATTCAACATAATGAGAAAGAACCCGTAATAGGGCTCTTTCAACATTAAATCTTTTGCTGTCTTACTAAGACTCTGTGCCTTGTCCATCCTTTAGTTTTATATTAATTTCAAATTTGTCAGCAGGATAACCCATCTGACCTAGGAAGCCAATCATACTATCTGTAAATAACTCCATAAAGAGTTCAATAGCTTGATTACTTGTATTGTTTGCTGTCATTGCAGACAAACATGATCCTGTACTTAACTCACTGCCTCCATCTTTAGCAAATGGGCTCAGTAATTTAGTAAGATATTTATGACACTTAGGAGCTTGTTTCTCCCAAATTGCCATAGTCTTCTTACCAAACTTGTATAATACAATTAATTCTCCCGAATATTTTTTTACATCAACACCCTCAAGGGCTTGAAATGCTACTGTTGCATTTTCATCATCTGTTGAACGTAGCATGTTCAACAAGTTCTTTGTTTCTTCTTTGTCAAAAATCATTAGTCTTCTATTTTACATATTTCTATTAATTCATCTAAAGAACCTTGTTCTGTATAAAGCATAGGTATTGTTGAATGAGTAATCTTACTTAGGCTTTCATCTTCATTTAAAGCTGCAAAGTCTGAACCAGATGGTAAATAAAAGATACCCTTAACATACACTTTATCATGATCTTTATACACATAACAAGCTTCTTTAATTTCTGAGTCACTTACTATTATATAGTAATCACCTACTGTGGGCTCATTTTCTATTTTAATTAGTTTTTTCATTAGTCTTCTATTTTTAAAGTTTTAATCATCCACTCTGTAGGTTTATTTATATTATCCACCCATTCTTTTGCACTTGGTATGTAACCATTGCAATCCTCTTTTACATGTTGTTCTCCAACATATCTTGTATATACTTTTTTGCCATCAGAATTTTCAAAACTTGGTCCAAACTTTTTTTCACATTCAAATATTCCTTCACTGTGGTGACGGAACATTCTATGTTTACTATGTCCAATCCAAGCCTTAGTTTCATCAAACCAATTATGAATGTCTATGTAATCTTTTGGAAAACCTCCCCACTTTCTAGCAGAAGATTTTGCATGTTCCCATGGATGTGACATCTCTTCAAGTTTTAGATATTAAATCACCTTCATGATAATATTCTTCAGTATTAGTAATATAGATAGTGTTATCAATTTTATATTTACCAGAAGGTACAGCAATAAGCATTACTCCATAGCCACCATCATTATTCCACCAATCTTCTATATCATTTAAGATTTGTTCTTCTGCAAAGTTTTCTATATCACTGCTAAGAGCTGAGTCAAGATCTTTTAAATTAAGAACACCTTCACCATAATTTTCTAAATAGTTAATATCTTCAATATCTCCTATTTCTTTTGTTGTATATACAATATCATCAAGAGCACCACTGTCTCCACCACCTGAATAAAATATCTTAATTCCGGTCACACCAAGGTCAGCCAACTTAAGTAGAAGGCCTGTCATATCATTTTCTGTCATAGTTATTTTGTTTTGTAAAACCTGCCAAGAATATTGGCATTTAGATATTCATCTTTCTCAAGCACCTCATATTTAAACTGGTGCTTTACTTCTTGATAAGTTAACTCCATAGCTGAATAGCATATCATCAAGATCTCTCTTTTAATTACTACATTTGCTTTGTGAGCATTTTTAAGAGTTGCATTACTACTGTAATATCTCATAAAGTCAACTTTAATTTCCCGGGTATATTTCTTTAGCCTTTTATCTGTAGTCAGAGCTAAAGCTTTTTTACCCAATGGTTTTTTTACATTAGAAAAGAAGTTTTTTTTACCAATATATGCAACTGACTTACCATCTATAATAGCAGTCATACTATATATAAAACCTATAGCTCCTTTTGGGATACTTAGTTCATCAAACTCTTTCCCTTTGTATGTCCAACTCATTTTTGTTTGTATCTTTTCATGTCCCAATCAGCTACAGTATTTACCATAATAGATAATATAATTATAGCATTTTGTACAGATTTTGCTTCAAAACTTAATTTTGCTTTTGTTATATTATGTCTAAAAACATATTTATATATAGAATCTTTCATAATGCTTGTTTTAGTAAAGGTAATAACATATCTCTAACTTTATCAATTCCATGTTTTGCAACTGAATCAGATAAATCTTTTTCCATTGGTAATACAGCATAATTAAAATTATACTTAAGCTTGTATCTTTCAGCAGCTTTAATACCTGGTTCATCATTATCAAACAGTACAATTATAGATTTATACCGTTTGCTAAGCTTATTGACAGTAGATTCTGGAATCATAGTATTTTCACTATCTGGTGCAATACATTCAGCATTAGCAATCTTAAGTTTTTGAAACACCATAAGATCTTTTAAAGAAGAAGTTATAATTAAATAATCTTTTTCAAAAGATAACTGATCTGTACCTTGTGCATAATTTTGTACTTTAATAAATTTCTTATCAGTAGTCTTAGGCATATAGATTTTATACAAAGTTCCATCATTTCTAAAATAACCATACATATATGGTCTTTCAAACTTAAATGAAAGCATAGTATCATCTATATCTTTTTTTTCCATTACAAAATATTTTAATGGAGTCACATTATAATGTTCAAGTAAGTTAGATCCAATTTTGTATTTCATCCAATACTGTTGATCTAATGTATTCCAGTGTCTCATTTCATAATCAACAACCTTAAACTTATCATGTACTTTAAATTCTCTAATTTCTGAACATGTATTATACTTAAGATATTCTTGATAATCAAAAATTATTTTATTTGTTGCATGTCCTCTATTAGGCATATTAAACAAGGCTGTTACTAATGCAATACCATCACCTTGAATGCCAGATGAAAAGTCTTTAAACTTATAAACTCCTGAAAGTGTATCCGTGTAGATACACATTGAAGGCACTTTATCTTTT